AACAAACACTCAATCAATACTTAACAGAACTTTTATTTTTGACAAACATAAAATATTTTCAACAATATCCTGAGCCAGGTATATTTCAGTATAAGGCTCTGCCGGAAGGAATCTGGAAGAATGAATATAGCGCGCTGTACTGGATTCGAACCAGTGACCGATTGCTTAGAAGGCAATTGCTCTGTCCGGCTGAGCTAACAACGCTGAATACCGATAATGGACCGCCATCGGGGACCCGCCCCCGCACCAACAACCCTGTTATCGTGTCGTCTGCTCTTCCTGATAAGCTAATGGCGGTTTGTGATGGTGGCCCTTGCTGGATTTGAACCAGCGACCTGGCGATTATGAGTCGCTCGCTCTCACCACTGAGCTAAAGGGCCGGGAGCAGAATAATAACGGTCCGTAATTAATTCCGCAATAAAAAACCCGCTCGGCGGCGGGTTGTAGAAACTCTTCTAACGTCAGGCATAAAAAGCCCATTATTATGACGAATTTACCACAGATTCCGGAAAAATCAACCTTGTTACCTAGTTACCTTTTTTAACTGCCGCTCAGCCCATGCTTCTTCAACATCAAACCGGGTCACCAGCGCATCATAGAATTTCTTAACTGTTTTTTCCCATGACGCGCGTGTTATCTGGTTTGTCACCTCGCATATAGCATTAAATGCCTCCGTTGATGGTAGTCTTTCATAGCCACGACCACCACAACGCTGGCAGTCTCTGATAACAGGCATACCACGTTTTACCGACTCTTCACGATGAATGGCGACACCACGCCCACGGCAATCCTTACAGGCGGTGGAAACCTCACCCTTTCCGCCACACTCCGGACAGGCAACTTTTACCACCTCCCTGACTTTTTTCCATTCTTCCCAGTAAGACGAATACACACCTTTCGTACACTTTGCCCATACCGGCGGCTTACCATCCGGATACTGGACCTTGTTTGTAAAAACTACGCTTTCAATAAATTTTTCCCCATAGCAACAAGGGCACTGCTTTTTACTCGCTGCGCTGCGGGCATAATCCTCAAAAGCGTACGAAGCCATAATGCGCATCACTACCGGTTTTATTTCTGCCGGAAGTTTTCTCAACGCCGCCACACGATCGCACCGACTGAGTGCATAATCTGCCAGTAATTCTGTTGCCCGCGCCCTGTCATTCATACTGATGCCCATTTTCCCCAGGAACGCAGAAAAACCCATCTCAGCCCGATTCTGTGTCATGCCCTGCGCGGCCATCACATCAGTGATACTCAGCGCATCTTTTGACGTTGAGGCCGATGCATCGGTCAGGCCAGGGGATTTTGGGGAGTAGTATTTCGGTAAATCTTCCAGTTTCATTTTTTGACCTGCTCTTCATGCATTATGGGGTAAATCTTCACCCCCATACGTCCACCAGATACTGGCTGACCACGAACGATATTGATTTCATCAAACTGCTCATCGTCCATTAACACTCCCGCATGCGTCAGCGCATCCAGCGGTGCTTTCAGGATATTGTCCAGGTCGCGACGACGCTTATCCGGTGGCTCTGCAATCACCTTTATCGCCAGCCTTCCGGACAGGCTTAATTTCAGCCGCTGCTGGCGAACAATAAGCGCCACATCACGGCGATAACGCTCACCGGCTTTTGATACAAAATATGTGCTGCCACGACGTCGCCAGTAGGTGTTCACCGTTGGCGGGTAAGGCAAAACAAATTCTATGCGTTCAGTCATTCATGCTTTCCACTTCAGGACACCCGAATTTCTCGCGTGCATTAAAAAACGAATCAGCAACAACAGCTGGCTGCCGTGTTTTTCTTCAAAATCTTTTACCCCGGCGTGTAGTTCGCTATGGCATTTACGGCACAGCGGAATAACAAACAAATCATCAGCCTTTGTTCCCATCCCTCCCAGTCCATGACCAATGATGTGATGCGGATCATCTGCCTGATTGCCACACGTCATGCATTTCTGCGTTTTTACCCAACGCGTGTATACAGGCATATCTTCCCGTTGTGGTTTCTGGCGCTGGAGATACTGAGCCGGTGGCTCCGGATCAACGGCAATGCTGACCACCGTCTTTTCCTGTGGCGGGTTTTGCTGGTGGGCGTGAGGCAGCGGCGCAAGATTTTTTGTGCGCTGTTTCAGGATGCTGGTGGCTGTCTGCTCTCCCGGTATGATGTCGCTTTCGCGGTACACCGAGCGGATTTTTTCCGCACGTAACCCCAGAGAACGACGTAATACCGTCTCCGGTAGTGCGTCCGCTACGTTATTTATGGTTGCCCACCAGGATAATTCAGCCAGCGATAATTCCCGCTCCTGCGTGCCATTCATTGCATGGCGTATGACGTCAATCATCCATGCTGACAAATTTTGGTGAGCAAGCTGCCCGAGTGATTCGGAAGTCTGGTCACGCAGCTGGTTGTCGCAGTGCCAACACAACACCATTGCACCGGTACCGTAACGATGTATGACGGTTTCGCTGTGATGGTAGTCACCATGAGGCCACTGGCAGGATTTAATGTGGCGTAACAGCCAGTCAGACAGTGCACCAGCACCACCAGCAGCACGAATCACCCGCTCATCGCTGAAAAATGGCAGTAGTGATTTATCCTCCGCCAATGGCTGGCGAACGGCAGGAACGACTCCGGACGGCAGACCGCGCATGCTTTTCGGTTCCGGCTCCACCAGAACTCGAGGGTTATGAAATACCTGCATGGATTCACGGCCCGGTTTTAGCACCACCAGCCCAAGTTCCGGTACCGGAACAGGTCGAAGTAATACCCGCACGTTACCTCCAGATGCGTTGCTGGAATGTGCGGGACGGACGCGGTGGGCGTTCGGAATAAGGGAGTCTGACGTAGATTATCCAGAGACGATAATCGAGGCTGAGGGCTTTCTTAATCTCGTATCCGTGTCTGCGGTAGCGCTGAATCAGCCATTCAGCCTGTTCTTCGGTGCAGGGATCGTGCTGATACCAGTCATATTTGAATGCATGAGAGCGCCGCCCGTGCCTGCTGGCAAAGGCGGCTGAATTATCAGAATTGTGTAGTCTGGAATTTTGCGCCATCGGCTTTCTCCGGTGGCACAGTGTTACTCAACAGGGGTTCAGCCCTGCGCTGAATTGTAGATGAATTCACTCATCTTCAAAAGCAGAAAAACCAGCCTTAATCCCAGCTTCTTTCAGAGACGGCAACGATGTGACAAATTCATTTGCACGCAAAATAAAACCATCCGTCACAAGCCCATCCACCAAATGAATTAACGCAGCTCCACTCTTCCTTTGTTGAGACTGTAAACATTTAATACGGCAGTGGCTGACAATTGCGCCATTCTCAACGCGCACAGTATAGAGGCCATCTTCACTAAAAATTTCACGTAATTCTCTGATTTTCATCAACAGAATCCTTCCAGATAAATAGCACTCCCCTGTTTGGGGTCCATCCCTCTTCTCCCTGCGCGCTACTTAAGTGCATCGATTCTAGTCAGGCATACCAGCTAATCAACAAACCCTGGTCGGTTAAATAGAAGAATTGGCTAAAATTTAGTCCATTAAAATAAAAAACCCGCCGAAGCGGGTTTTCATTGGAAGAACCTTTAGTTTTGCTGTTCTATTTTAAGCTTGATAGTTTCATACAAAACAATAGTTGCGCTTGTTTTACATAATTCCCGGCTGTCATACGCGCGAGACCAATAACACAACCAGTTCTCGAGATCTTCTCGAGTATAGGTTTTGCAGGCCAGTCCCTCTGCCATTTCCACGATTTCATCGCCTGGTGCTGTTAACTCATAGCCATTCAACAACAAGAAGACGTAACCAGCCATCATAGCTGTTCGTTTGTTCGCATTAGCAAACGGATGATTCTGAATCAGACTTTCAATCAATACCGATGCCAGTACAAACATGTCATTAGTCTGTTCATACCATCGAACCATGCTGGGACGGGCCTGAGAAGAACTTAAGTTATCTGGACTCAGAACACCAACGGGCTCATCTGGCGTCTGTAATTCAATTAGGGAATGATTGATTTCAACAAGATCATCAACCGTAAGGTAATGCACTCCTTCAACAATCTCAGCCATAGAGTACAATACCCATCATTACACTTTTGAAAGTTCTTCCATGGCTTTCTCATAACGAGAAAAACCGAAATCAAAAGCATTTTTCACTTGTTCACGATGTGCGCAGTTTTCATCAATCACTGGGCGAGGGACTGCCACAACGCTTTTATCGCGAGGCGGAATACTCAACCGCGTGTGTTTTTTGAGTGGGCAGCTCATACTAATGAGTCCTTTTGTTTTCCGATTATTGGCAAAGCCATGCACCAAATTTGATACAAAATAGATCTGTTTGAGATCCTTAGGATAGTCTCATGGTAGCTAAAATTACAACCTCATAATGCGACGAAAAACCCGCCGAAGCGGGTTAAGTGCGGGTGCGTTGAGGATGCCTGACACATCAGAGGCGGCGAGGGATTTCTCCCCCGCTGGGTCTCTTACTCCTCAGGTTCGTAAGCTGTGAAGACAGCGACCTCCGTCTGGCCGGTTCGGATTCGTACCTCGCAGAGGTCTTTCCTCGTTACCAGTGCCGTCACTATGACGGTTAAACAGATGACGATAAGGGCGATTAACATCGCCTTTTGCTGCTTCATAGCCTGCTTCTCCTTGCCTTTCGGCACGTAAGAGGCTAACCTACATGTGTTCAGCATGGATTGAGCCTCAGATTAATGTTAAGCGTCTTGCAGGACGCGTAATGTTAACTGGGGCTTTTCTCTATCTGCCTTTTGGTGTTCATGCCTGAGACAGATAGCCTCAAGCACCCACAGTCATTCTACTTAACTAAGATTTCCCCGCAAACCGTTTTTATCCCCAGCTGCAAATCGAATACACAACAAGTGCTGCCGCCATTGCAATTCCTTTCGTTGTGAATGCCTCCGGCCAGGTCATCGTAAAACATCCTCCGCGCTTATCAGCCCATTCCGCTCCAGATACCCCATCGCCATATCCGGTAATTTGCAATCTGGTTTCGCTTTTTTCAACTGACTTACCAATTGTTTAACCAGCATTACCAACTCTTCCTCATGTGAAAGTGATGCCGGTTGCGCAGCGTACAGGGGTTTTGGCGCAATGGCTGAGTGTTTTGCGTATGCCGCAACAGATTCAGCATTGAACAAAACCATATTGTGAGCACAGGACCATGCAACTGGCATTGCTTCAAGTGAGGCAAGCGCAATACGGGCAAGCGCAAGATCCATTTCAATGGCAACTCTTGAAGTCTTAAACACGGTCTGTCGCGCAGCAAATTTCATGGATTTCACACTTTCATTAGCATGAGCAATCAATTGCTCTCTGGTAAATTTCGTCATATTTTTCTCATCCAGTCCTGTCGCTATGCCTGCGCAACCATTACCCCACAATTACATCACAGGGGGTAATGGTTGCAATTCAGTGGCCACCGCGAGATTCACATCATTCACAATAAATCATAAAAATACACGCAATCACAGACCATAATAAAAGAACTGTTTCGGCCACAATCACAAGACCTTCCCACATTTCTTTTTCCCACACCTCCTGAAACCAGAGAATCGGCATATCGCCCCCCTCTGAAAAACAACCACATGCCCTAGCTTCTCCGCCAGAGCCAGTTCCGCTTTAGCGCCTGCTGACCGTTGCCAGTCTTTCAGCATATAAATCGCATCCACGCTACGTATCATTGCCATGCAGATATCCATGTAGTGCTGCTGTGTCAGCCCGTCCGGAAGTACTGCCGGGTTCAAGACTGTATGCCCTTCCCGTTTCAGTTCCTCTTCCGCCTTGTGGAACGCCTCACGGTTGAAATTTTTATACCCGGTCATTGGACCGGCAATATAAACTCTCACCCTCACTCCTGAACTCTCCTGTCGAAATAAACGTAGTTATTCACTGTGCGCAACGGCATTCCAAATTTTCTGGCGATTTCTCTCCTGGGTACGCCACGCTGATGCAGCTGTCGCGCCAGTTCAATATCACTCTGCGGATATTTTGTTGACTGGTGATAATCACCCCGTAACATCAGGCTGACACCCAGTTCCCGCGCTTTCGTTCTGACAGCATCACCTGTACGACCGGTCAGCCTCCCAATGCTTTCGACCGTCATCGTTCCCGCACACTGCCGGAGTATCATGATTTCAGCCTCGTACCACTTCTTCCAGCCACTCACCGCTGCAGCTCTCCGGTCGCGGTAATATCACGAAGAATATCCCGGTGCTTGTTCAGCTCCCGCAGCGCGGCGCAGACTCGTTCCCACTTCTGGACATGACTTTTCGCCCGACGCAGTTCGAGGTTTGCCATATGCAGCGATGGTAAAATCAGGTCATCCGCTCGCGTTTCAGTAAACGATGGCAGCGACTGCACAATGCCCGCTACAGTTTCTGTTTTAATTTCTTCCTGTGTTGCGGCTTCCCGGACTGGTAACGCAACACCTGCTGGCTGAGGAAAGGCCTTACCATCATTTTCCGTTACCGATGCTGCTTTCGGCTCTGCTGGTAAATTACCGCCCGGCATGCAGTAACGAAATTTACCGCTCTGATTAACGCGTGCCAGTCGCCCCGTTGCAGTTACCACCGCCAGCGTGGAAGCAACCTTGCGAGTACTGATGCCGAACTTACCCGCCAGTTCTTCACACGTTTTAGCCCCATCCTGACCGATAAACTCAATCATCATGTCTGCTGTAACTTTTTGTTCGACCTCCCCGGTCAGCATATCCTGTGCTTCAGATTTTACTGGCCGCTCTTCGGTTACCAGGGATTCACCTTCGCCAGCCAGAAACCAGGTGTGACCAGTTTTATCAACGACGCCATTTCTTTTGAGTTCCCACAGCTCGTTGAGAACCTCTTCACGACTGATATCAAGTCGCGCGGCCAGTTCTACCGATGTGGCTTTTCCCATTGCTTTCAGTGCGTCAAAAACGGTTTCCATTAAAATTTCCTCCGGACAAAATTACTTCACAACCCTCAGGTGTCTGACATTCGAACGCCAGCTCTCCCAGTTAAAATTCACCCAGCGACCACCGTTCATGACCATGCGGTCCATCACACGCTCGCCAAGAAGCGTACTCATCGCTACGTGGTTCAGGTTCGTCAGCATTCCGACACTACGCATCGAAGCCGTTCTGCGGTCGACTATCTGGTTCAGTGTGACCTGCTCGTTGCGCGTATCCCGCTGCATTCCGATTTCATCCAGGACAAGCAGGTCAACATCACACAACCCCTGTAAAAATTTTTCGCCTGAGTTTTTGTTGTCGTAGCTGTTGTGTAACGCCAGCATCACATCAGCCACCGTTATCACAATCACGCTGCGACCTTTCGCCAGAAGATGATTGCCAATGGCGGCTGCAAGGTGGTTCTTTCCGGTACCCGGCTTACCGCTGAACACAAAATTCGTGCACCCGGTCATCAGTTCGTCAGCGATGGATTTTGCCTGGCTCAGCGCATGTTTTTGCCCGTCGTTCTGCACCTGATAATTCGCAAACGAGCATTTGCTGTGCAGAGGCTGGATGCCCGAACGATTCAGGATTTTTTCCACCCGCAACTGGCGATTCTGGCGGTTGATCTCCTCGCTACGTTTTCGCCCTTCAGCCAGTTGCCACTCGCGCCACTCATCCACTGTCCGGTACGGCGCGATTACATGCTGCGGGGTCAGCTTACGGATACGCTCAAGAACACCACCTGCCGCGATATTTTTCATGGCCGTTACCCCCTGAACCCCGGCGGAATTTCGGTATCCGGCTCAGAAATATGATTCACACAACGCTGTACAGACGAACGCCCCAGGCGGATAACCAGTTCATCCCATTTTCCGCGAAGCTTTGACGGACTCATGATATTTTTTACCCAGAATGGATCCCGCTGCGCCCGACCAAACATTTCACAAATTTGTCTGTGAGTTCTGCCATCCAGCATCCGCATTGTGCGCACGTCGTTGGCCCATGCGGTCCAGTTGGGTTCTTTCGGTCGCGAAATCTCGCCATCATCGCTGGCGGCCTGCTCGTAAAGACTCACGATTCGCCCCCAGATCCACTGCGCACACGCCAAATCTTCCTGGTTGCCCCACTGGCGTTTTTTTGCACTGAACACAACCGCGTCAGGGGGTCGGGTTAAAAAATCCCGTTCAACCGTCTGCGGGTCCGGTTGCGAAGCTTCCGGACGAGAAGGGTTTTTATTCTCTGTAGTAATCTCTGTTGTATTCTCTGTAAGATCATCAGGCCATTTTGACCCGATGACATTGAGTCGTTTTGAACCAATGGAACGTGCCATTTTAGCCTCTTCCATCGTGTCATTTTGACCTGATGGAGCGGCGCATTTTGAACCGATGGATTCGCTCACTTTGCCACCATCTAAAAGCTCGTTCCCGTAGTTGATCGTGTAGAAATTGGTCATATCGCGCTTTGATTTATTGAGCTTTTCACAACGCAAAAGCCCCAGCGTTTTCAGACTTGCAAACGCGCGCTTTAACGTTGACTCTGACCAGAACGGGAACTGTTCCAGCCATTGTTCCGTTGTGTTATAAACCCAGCGAACACCATCACATTCCATGCCGGAGTTGGTATCTCTCAACCAGTAGTGCAGTTGTTGCAAAACAATGGCTTCGTTTAAGCCAATTTTCATTGCCAGCTGCGTGTTTATAACCAGTGGGCGTTCAGCAAAAAGAAGACTCATAATTCCATCCAGCTTTTTGTTGGTATTGCTGTCGATACGCAAGCTTGAAAGCAATTGCTTTTTCTATAAGTTCGTCAGTTTCACGATCCACTACAGCTGGATCTGCAAAAAGCAGTCCGGATTCCACCACATCGCCATATTCTTTATTTAACCCGGCGATCATGTACGTAATGCTTTTTCCGTCAGTAATTTCACGATACAACCTGAAATCATTAATCCGGATAGCCTCCATAATTGCCGGAATCAGCGCCGTGAATTTTTTCCGCTTATCCCTGGTGTCGATAGCTTTCCAGCGTTCGAATATCTTCACCCGGTTAACGCCCAGCGCCCGTTGATCAACCTCGCCATCATTAAACGTGACGCGTTGAACATCGATGTTCGGGCGTTCTTTCAGAGCCCAGAATGCTTCCGTGATTAATATCGTCGCCTGCTCCTGTGTCATTCCTGGTCGACATACCCAGGCATCCAGAGCCTCACAAACCTGTTCAGGGGTGATTTTCATTGTTCAACCGCCCCGCCCGCTTTGCCTTACGATATTCGTCATAAACTTTGGGGTCGTACTGAAGTTCCCCGTCGGATGCCTCTTGCAGGCGCATCGCGCGACCTTCAGGAACCAGTTCCCCCCATTGAGAAACAGCAGATGGATCAACACCAGCAGCTTTCGCTACTTTGGCTTTCGTCCCATAAAAATTAATTACGTCTGATTTAAACATCACCCCTCCAAAATTGAGTTTTCTCAATAGTAATCACTCAAGGAATCTCAAGTCAAGGGTTATTAAGATATCTAAATATGAACGAGAAAACTTTAGGTCAACGAATTAGAGAAAGACGCAAACAGGTTGGTTTAAGTCAAAACGATTTAAGCAAAGCCGCTGGCGTATCTGGCTCATCAATTTCACTATGGGAAAGCGACCATACAGCCCCGCGTGGGCAAAATTTGCATCGCCTGGCTGAGGTATTGCAATGTTCACCAACTTGGATACTGTTTGGTGACGAGGATAAAACACCAGATCCACCAGTTGCACTCAACAGCGCCTTAGACTTATCGGAAGATGAGTTGGAGATGTTGCGATTGTATCGCGCACTTCCAAAATCAGAGCAGCAAGCACAAATCAGCGAACTCCGTGCCCGCGTTGAGAATTTTAATCGCCTATTCACCGAGCTACTAGAAGCTCGCAAACGTAACAAACATCAGTAATCCCCTTCACAAATTTTAAAGCCTTACATTTCAATGTATTGGCTTTATTTTGCATTAAATATTGAGTTTTCTCATTAAAAGCACTTGACCAACACTCATGAGAAAACTAAATTACCACCCATCAAGACACCGCACGGTGTTCTCAGCAAACAGTTCCGCTACCCGGCGTTAAGGGGAAATGAGGTCAACATGGATACTATCGATCTTGGTAACAACGAATCTCTGGTGTACGGCGTGTTTCCCAACCAGGACGGCACGTTCACCGCGATGACGTATACCAAAAGCAAAACGTTTAAAACCGAAAATGGTGCCCGTCGCTGGCTGGAAAGAAACTCAGGTGAGTGATATGGATTTCGACACAATCATGGAAAAGGCTTACGAAGAATACTTCGAAGGCCTTGCCAAAGGCGAAGAAACTCTCAGCTTCAGTGAGTTTATACAGGCGCTTTCCAGCCCGGCAAAATCTAACGGCTGATAAGCGAAGCAGCACCGCGAGGAATCAGTATGCAGAAACGAGAACCCGTCATCATCGCGCCAGACTATACCGATGATGAACTTTATGAGTGGATGCACCAGAAAATTAAGGCTGCGCAGGACCTGAAATGGGCCAATGAAGCCAGGGCTAAGCAGGCTGAAAATCTGTCCGCTCTGGAGCAGGATATCACCAATCTGGAAAAAGCAGCGGCATTAAGCATTGCCAGAATGATTACATACCCACGTTAATGGTTAACCAACGAGGCTAATAATGGAATTTAAAGATTTACCAAAAGAAATCCAGATAATTGCTGCAACGACACTCGGTGATAGTCTGGTGAAAATTGACCCGGCATACACCAAAAAAGAAACCATCGATAATATGGTTCGTAATGTGCGCAATGCTTTTTCAGGGCTATATGGTTCTGATAATCAAAAGCAGGAAAGCGATGTTAATAAACGGGTAATTTCTGTTTGCGTGAATGGCCATGTTCTTTCATCAATCAAAACAGAAACGGCGACAGTCTTCGATTGCCTTTGCATTGTACAGAGCCTTGTTGATGCCCTGTTTCGTTCAGTGAATTTAGAAAATGATGCAAATCTGCGAGGGCGCACAATAGCACATCCATATGCACATACTTTAGGCTCTGTGGATATCAAAGATCCCACAAATCTTTAATGAAATAGTTAACGCGAATTGTACTTGCTCTTTCAGTTGCTTTCAGAATACGCGTTGAAACTGCTGGCGGTAATTTGGTATTCCATTTATTAAAATCATGCCCGGGAAAGTACTCTTCGAAAATACTTTTAACTGCAGACTCGCCTATTGAAATGCTGCTTACCATGCGATTTTGATAAAGGCATTTAGCAATAAGCGTTGATTTTAACATTCACCCTCCTGAGGGTTGGTAATTAAGGAGTTCTCCACGGGTGAGGTGGAGTGTGTGCGCCGGACACGGGTGAGCATCCGGCACTGACAGTTTACTGAAAGGATATTTCTCTGAAAAGTCAGAGCATAACGCGAAAGCGCACGGCGAGGTTGCTGGTTCATAGATAGCCTGTCGTTAAATTTTCGTCGACCGTGCGCTTCCGGTTGTGGCACTCCGCGAAATGGCGCGGCGGTAAGTATGGCGGGGGTTCTCCGTTCCTCGCAAATGTCCACCGGGTTGTCAGGTTGACCATACGCCTGAGTGACAATCCCGCTGCAACAACCCATGTTGATTACCTTTTGGCGGGTATCCGTTTTGTTTTTCCCATGATACCCGCCCCTTTTAAAGTGAATTTTGTGATGCGGTGAATGCGGCTCAGCGCACGCGGAACAGTTAAAAAGGCCAGTTGACTTCCGTATTGGTTCTTATGGGTGGGTTCTCTGTATCCGGCGTTAATTATTAACTGGTTAACGTCACCTGGAGGCACCAGGCACCGCATCACAAAATTCATTGTTGAGGACGCGATAATGGAAACGTTATTACCAAACGTCAATACGTCTGAAGGTTGTTTTGAAATTGGTGTCACTATCAGTAACCCTGTATTTACTGAAGATGCCATTAATAAGAGAAAACACGAACGGGAGTTATTAAATAAAATATGCATTGTTTCAATGCTGGCACGTTTACGCCCGATGCAAAAAGGATACTGGCAATGAATACTGCTGTTGCCCTCACTCTGACTGTTTTTCTTAATACTGGCGAGCCTGTTGACATGGTTATTGACATTTACGGTTCAATGAAAGAATGCATGGCTGCCGCAGCAGAACAAAAAATCCCCGGTAACTGCTATCCGGTCGAGAAAGTTATTCGCATGGATAATAACGAAATCCCGGCAGGACTTAAAACAGCGCCGTAATTAATATCCAGTTTCATTTTACATGCCAGCAATGGCAGGGATTTGTTCACCCTTAAATCTGTAATGAGGTAAAACAAAATGAGTAAAGTCTTTATTTGCGCCGCCATTCCGGACGAACAGGCAATAAAGGAAGAAGGTGCAGTTGCTGTAGCCACTGCCATTGAAGCCGGTGACGAACGCCGCGCCCGTGCCAAATTTACCTGGCAATTCCTGGAGCAATATCCGGCTGCTCAGGACTGCGCTTATAAATTTCTTGTCTGCGAGGATAAACCCGGCATGCCCCGCCCTGCTATCGACTCCTGGGATACCGAATATATGCAGGAAAACCGCTGGAATGAGGAAGGCGCTTCCTTTGTCCCGGTCGAAGCAGAATCCGATCCGATGAACGTCAATTTTGACAAGCTGTCCCTTGAAGTACAGAACGCGGTCCTGGTTAAGTTCGGTACATGTGAAAACATCACCGTTGATATGGTGATTAGTGCACAGGAATTGTTGCAGGAGGACATGGCAACATTCGACGGGCATATCGTTGAGGCATTGATGAAAATGCCTGAAGTTAACGTCATGTATTCAGAACTAAAGCTGTTCGCCATCGGGTGGGTTAAACATAAATGTAAGCCGGGCGCAAAATGGCCTGAGATCCAGACAGAATTACGCACCTGGAAAAAACGTCGCGAAGCCGAACGCAAAGAAACCGGGAAATACACGTCTGTTGTTGATCTCGCCTACGCCAGAGTCAACCGGCAGAACACTGAAAACTCAACAGGAAAAATCCACCCTGTCACTGCCGCCATTCGTCGCGAATACAAGCAGACATGGAAAACACTGGATGATGAACTGGCCTACGCTCTCTGGCCTGGTGATGTGGATGCCGGAAACATTGACGGCAGCATCCATCGCTG